CAGTTTTTACCGCTTGCTGAATTATCTCTGACCATGCTGCGCGATCAGGCCATTCGGATGGTAAATGCCTCGCCACACGCCGTGAGAAATCAATTCGATACATTTTCTCGCGCGGCCATCTATCTGACAGATGCAATGAACTCCCCTTCAGCAAGGCATCACAGCAAAGAAGAAGATCATTAGCTCCAGCCAATCTATATCGGTTCTCGTTATTTACGGGTTGGTTCATGAATCGAATGCCATCCACGTATCTAGTTTGTGATTGATGCTTTTTTCCGTTTCGCTCTTCCATGACATAAGCCTCACTTAAACGATGAGTATGGTAAATATCCCAACAAAAGAAGTATCTGATAGCTGTACATACTGGTGGAATTTACCTCTTCAGGCTATTCCAAGTCCATATCTGACCTATGAACAGCAGCATCGCCGTGATCGAGAGATTGCGGCGTTGCTGCGTGCGCGCAGTGAACTGGCGAAACAACCTGATTGTGTGCGATTTGATATCAACCGACGGGTGGATTATTTAGAACGTACTTTCGGAGCTCAACGAGCCAATGCTCATCTTGTGACATTTGTCAGGCGGGCATTGCCACGGCTTGAGCTGGTCGCCGGTATTTATCAAATCACCGGCATCGACAGCCATCTTTCACAGCAATTATTTGGCGGTCGTTTTGATGCGCCGGACATCCGTTTTCTTGCCTCAAAACTGGTTAGCCTGACCGACCGATATAACCGCCTGCAGGATATGTCCAAAGCCGACATTGAACTGCTGGCTGCTGATATTGCGAATTACATTAACGGCGAGATCGGGACTATCGAGGGCGATGTCGGTAGGTTAAAAGTGATGTATGCGATTTATATGCGTGCGGCACAGATTGCCCGTCATTTCAGGTGTCAGCCCCCTTTGTGGGAGCGCGTCACCACTAAATTAGTTTCGCTTGATGATATTGGCCCTGCCGTACTGCGCATGGTCAATGAAAAATGGTGGCGTGGCCGCTTGCGCCGGGTCGCTTCTGAATGGCGCGAACACCTGCAAATAGCCCTGGGCAATGTCAGTAAAAAGCACACCCCATATGCCAGTAAATCATGCGTTGCTGAATGGCGTGAACAAAGACGGCGCACCCGTGAATTTCTCAAAGGAATGGATCTCATTGATGATGATGGCAACCGCATCAGCCTGATTGATAAATACGATGGCAGTGTGGCTAATCCACCAATTCGTCGTGGTGAGTTGATGACCCGCATTAGCGGTTTTGAAAAGATATCAAATGAGCTGGGTTATGTGGGTGAGTTTTACACCATCACCGCACCGTCGAAATACCATGCCACAACGAAAGCAGGTTACCGCAACAGTAAGTGGAACGGTGCCAGCCCCGCAGATACACAAAGTTATTTAACCTCAGTCTGGTCGCGCATTCGCGCCAAACTGCACCGCGCTGAATTGCGTATTTTTGGTATCCGTGTTGCAGAGCCTCATCACGATGGCACACCCCACTGGCACATGCTGATATTCATGCGCCCCGAGGATGTCTCTCGTGTGCGTGCTGTAATGCTGAAATATGCACATCAGGAAGATGCCGCCGAGCTGGTGAGTGATAAAGCCCGTAAGGCTCGCTTTCATGCTGAAGCTATCGACCCTGAAAAAGGCAGCGCCACCGGCTATGTGGCGAAATACATCAGTAAAAATATTGATGGTTTTGCGCTGGACGGTGAACGTGATGACGAAAGCGGTGAGCTGTTAAAAGAAACGGCTCCGGCTGTTGCTGCCTGGGCGGCTCGCTGGCGTATCCGTCAGTTTCAGTTTGTAGGCGGTGCGCCGGTAACGGTTTATCGTGAACTGCGAAAAATGGCTGATACCGAAACTGCTCATGCACTCAGCGTTGAATTTGCCGCCGTACATGATGCTGCTGATGGCGGTCATTGGGCGGAATACGTTAACGCGCAGGGTGGGCCGTTTGTACGCCGTGATGAGTTACAGGTGCGCACCTGGTATGAACCTACCGAAACCCTCAATGAATACGGTGAGGAATGTCTGCGAATTAAAGGTGTCTTTGATACGACCGTCGGCAGCGACACACCGATTTTAACCCGGCTCATACAGTGGAAAATTGTACCGAAACTCGCCCTTGATTTGGACGTTGACCTTAAGGGCGATCCTTCGCCCTCTCGGAGTTCTGTCAATAACTGTACGGGGAAGGATTTTGAAGCTCCCCCTTCTTCGTCTGAAATTGACCTAAGTAAACCTCTGAGCCGGTCGGCCAGACGAAAATTAGCGGAACGAATAACAGTGAAGAAGCCAAAACGGCTGCATTCATCACCCTACCCCGATGTTTCTAACGATAAGGCGGTGAACTTGCTCATTGAGAACGCGAAGGAACAAACTGGTGAAACCATAAACCGTGGTACAGCTCTGCATCTTATCGCTGGCAGTAAAATGTCTATCGATGGCAATTGGTATCGAGGCACAGCTAATGGCGATTTAATCGCTACGAAACCAGACACCACGGTATCGAGAGTTAAAAAGCTTTGGAAAGGCATGGAAAAAATGCACAACGTTGATACACACAAGGTTGTTCATGATCCATTCGGCCAGTATGCGGAGATGCTAAAGAAGGCTGACCGTGCCGCGTGGGAGCGCCTTTTCGGAACCGATAAAACGAGGCAGCGAATTTGCGCAACTTTCAGGCAAGAATAATTTATCTATTGTTTTCATGACTATAAATCCAGTCACAGGATGATAATTTCCTTCACAAATGTTAACCGCACATGATACTGTATATTCATACAGTGAATTTATCGAGAGGAACTCATGCTGATGGAAGAGACCAGCCGCGCCCAACATAAGTGGGCCTGTGTGCAATTTATCGCTGAGGTATCACTGATTGCGAATTGCAAACCATCAGATTTAAAGCTGGCGCTTTCGCTGATTGCAGACCTGGCGAACAGTGAAAATGAGAATCAGGAAAGTGATGATGTTTACTACGAAGCGAAGTGATTTTTCTGCAGAAAACCCCATTTAACGCGCTAAAACGCGTGCATGCATATAGTGCATGGAATCGCATGATCGTAAATGGATCGTTTTTATCAAAGCCTGCCAGCTCTGGCGGGCTTTGCTGTCTCTGTTGCACCTGCATTAAAACCGACCCATGAAGCGCGCAGGCGTGGCGGGGATAGCATTGCGCGCAGAATCTCCGCTTACGATACCTACAGGCTACTTTATTCAAAATCAATAATGTACTATCTTAGCAACCACTCACGCTCTACTACGCCAAATAATTATGTTAATAATTCTTTATTAAACCATTTTAGTGGGAGAACTTCATGTCTGAACCTGAACAACCAGTAAGCCCTGCAAAACGTCTTTCAGGAGAATTACTAAACAATAATTGGGTAGTTGGAGAGCGTATATTAGTGGGGGTTCAAGCCGGTGGAAATGGGACAGGTGGTCATTTCTCGGTATCTTATGAAGTTGAAAGTGTTGATAAAAAAACAAAAGCTTTTTTAAAAGCTTTTGATTTTCATCAAACTTTGATGCAATCAGTAGCTGAGAAAAAGGATGTTATGGGTGAACTTGCGGGTTTAACCTCTAATTATCAATTTGAAAATAAATTAAATGAAATTTGCTTATCAAAACGTTTCCGCAAAATAGTAAAGGTTTTAGATCGTGGTCAAGTAGTTTTAGATAACAATTTCATGAATGTGGTTCCGTATTTAATAATGGAACTTGCAGATAGTGGTGATATTCGAAAGTACGTTGAAATAACCCAAGAAATTACTTTAACTGCAAAGCTTGAGTATTTAAAAGATGTAGCAATTGGGTTGAATCAGTTACATAGTGCAAAGATTTCTCACCAAGACCTTAAACCTTCTAATGTCATGATATTTTCTGACCTTGGAGCCAAAATAGGTGATTTAGGTCGCGCTAGTTTGCAAGGACAGCCTCATTGGCATGATTCTATCGATATAGCTGGTGATAGAGGATATGCACCACCAGAGCAGTTATATGGCTATGTTCCGAATGAATGGATAGATCGCAGAGAAAGATGCGATTTATATCAATTGGGATCAATTGTGTCATTTCTCTTTTTAGGTATGACTATTAATGGCCTCCTAAAAGAAAAGTTACCTCTAGAAATAGCACCTGTACTTTGGGGTGGTCAAGGTGATTCCTATTCGCAATCTTTACATCACCTTGAACATGCATTCAATGAATTAGTTACCAACTTTGACAATTTAGAACCTAAATGGTTAAGTTCACGCCTTAAACAAATCGTAATAAAATGTAGCCACCCAAATTATGAAAAAAGAGGCATGATTAAAACTATCGGAATGAGAAATCCAGTACTAGGGATTGATAGACTTATAAGTGAGTTCGATTACCTTACCAAACAAGTGAAAATAAAAAGCAATACTAAAGAGAGAGTTGCATGAGCATATTAAAATCTGATGATAATAGAGTGCTTGCTCCTGCTTGGTTTAAGTCGGACGAAGCTATTTACTCCGCAGAATTACGTTCACTCGTTAAAAATAAAACGATGAATTACAACCCTTCTAGTTTAGAAGTATTACATGCAAGTTTTATCGAACGTCCAACATTTGAATTAGCACTCGAAATACTTAGCTTATCCTATACTGAAAGTGATATTGAAAAAGCACAGCAAGCCGCATCTTTTATCATCGAAAGTAAAAAGGTAGTCCCAGTTACTCTCACTGAATTTTGTAAAAATATTCTTTCTGAAAACAATAAAAACACAATAGAAACAAAAAACACTCAAGCACAAATTAGTGTGATTAAAAAGTGGCTCAAAGAAAACCCTAATGATTGTTTGTCATGGATTGATTTGTCTCGTTTGTATATGAGCATTGGTCAAATAAACCAAGCAGAGAGATCAATCTTGATTGGATTAGGGCTATCAAACGATAACCGGTGGGTAACTCGTGTATCGTCACGATTTTTTTTCAACATAGGGAGCTACGAGCGTTCCCATGATATTTTAATACGACATCCAAACATCAATTCCGATCCATGGCTTTTGGCCTCTGAGTTAGCGATCTCAAGCTCTTATGGCCGTAATTCAAGATACTGGTCCAGCGCTAAAAAAGCATTAAAATTTGGTTACTCTGAATGCCACACATCGGAACTGCAAAGTTCAATAGGCACCCTTGAATTAAAAAGCGGCTCAATCAAAAAAGCCAAAAATCATTTTGGACACTCACTTGCTTATCCAAATGGAAATATTTTTGCTCAAGCAAAGTGGGCTGAAAGAAAGGGTAATATCAAAGGGTTAGTTCCACATGAAGCATTAGTTAATCACAAGCGAGCATTTGAAGCTAAATATCGCGAGGCATATTATAATCAAGAAATGAAACTAGCACTCGATTATGCTAAAGAATGGTTAGATGAGGAACCGTTCAACTCGCAACCAGCAATTCATGCTTCTTACGTAGCATCTCTGCTAGATGATTACAAACAAACAATGGAGATTTCCAAGAAAGGTTTACTTATAGACCCAAGTGATGAAACATTACGTCTTAACCTTATTTTTTCTTCAATTTCACAGGAACACCTTGAGAGTGGTGAAATATCTATAGAGTCATACAATCATGCTTTAGATATAGTGAATGAGGTAATTAAAAAAGAAGATAAAGACACCTACGGACATGCTTTTGCTAACTTGGGTCTGTTGCACTATAAAAATGGCGAGCTTGAAAAAGGTAAAAATTACTACGAGATAGCTGTAGAACAATTTAAAAAAACAAATCATCCAAGCGCAGTGCTTGCAGAACTCAATCACCTTAGAGAGGCATTAATTTCAAATGCCCCATGGAAAGAAGATTTGTTCGTGCATTTAGAGTTGATGTCTACTTCTGGCGGTTTCTGGCGTGAGCCTTGTGCTCCATTCTATCTTAATAAACTTCAAAAAATAAGAACTGATGCTTCTAAGTGGGGCTCCACATTAAGCGAGAACGACTTGGTATCAAAAGTTGAAAATAAAAGACAAATTTTCCCAGCAGGTACCTTTGATTTCAGTCGTGAGAACCCTACAATTTGGATTCCCGCGAAAAAAAATCCGGAAAAATAGTTTTCCTACACGAAATATCAAGGCGGTTTTAACCTCATTATAAACCGCCTTGCACAAAATCAATTCATATTATAGCCTACAAACTTTATTACCTCCTCCCCTACCCACTCGTTCACCTCTTTAATTCGCTCCTGCAGCGGCGTCAACTCGTTACGCACAAATACCTGCGCTGCCTTCACCACGTCACCGAACCCGCCGGTATTGTTAGGAATAACACCCATCATTTGTGGTGGCACGCGGTGTGCGCTCATTAAGTCCTCAGCACTGGCTTTCTTGATGTTAAAGAAATCATCTTTTGTCGCCACTTCACTGAGCGGCACAATTTTAATCCCGTCAGGTTTTCCGTTCGGCGCGTAGAAAAACAGGTTCTTAAAATTCCCTAATCCTTTTGAGCTGCGCATCGCTTCGCGCAAGGCTTCCACGTCGGTGCTGCTTTGCGCGGCATCCGTTACGTACATGATATAACCCGCGTGCGCGCCGTTCTGGTAATACTTGCGGCGGAAAAGTGTTGCCGATTCATTCAGCCAGGCGGAGTTGAGTGCGCTGAGGTATTCCGGCAGGCCGTACAACTCCTGGTTGATATCCGGCTCCAGTAGGTGGAACACCGAGCCGGGCGCAAACTCATGCGGGGTGACAAACGACTGTACAAACCAGTACGCGTCCTCCTCGGTGCCTTTGCGGGTGTATTTGGCCGGTGAGGTTTCCAGCCGTAACAGCTTGCCGGTGACGCTCATGCGCTTTTCCAGAAACGCATTGCCGAACACCAGAAAATCCAGCGCAAAGCGGCTGAAATCCTGCTGTGAAAGCAGCGGATGCGGGATAAAGGTTGAAGCGAGAATATTGCGCTTCACATAAATCGGTGAGCTGTGGTGCACGGCGGCGCGTAGTGTTTTCGCCAGCCCGGTAAAACTCACCGGCGGCTCAAACCATCTGCCGTTACCGACGCACTCGGTGTAATCCAGAATGTCACGACGGTCAAGCACTGGCGACGGCTCACCAAAAGTGAAAGCTTCCATTTTTTGCGGTGCCGCAGCCGGTGCTGTGAGGGTGTTTTTAGCCGCGTGTTGTTTGCGTTTCTTCGCCATTAGTTGAACTCCAGAATTGAGGTGGATGCCTGACCGCTACCGGCGGTTAATGGCTCATTGAGCAGCGCGTGCATGGTCGCCCACGCGACATCGGCGTGGCTGGCTTCCTCACTGCGGCTGGCGTCATAGGTGGCGCTGCGGCCACTGCTGGTCATGGTTTTGCGTATCGCCATAAACGAGGCGGTGATATCGGTATAACTCACGTCATATTCCAGGCAACCGCGCCCGATGGTGTCCTTGGCTTTGAGCACCATCGCGGTTTTTACTTCCGGGCTGTAGCGGATTTCCCGCGCTGCCGGATAGAACGCGCGCACGAGCTGATACACACCCTGGCCGATGCCGGTCGCATCGATACCGATGTACTCGACGTGGTATTTTTCGGTGAGCTTTTTGATGGATTCAGCCTGCGTCGCAAAGTCCATCCCTTTCCACTGATGACGCTCCAGAATGCGGAATTTACCCCCGGCAACCACGGGTGGTGCCAGCACCACACACCCGGCGCTGTCGCCGGTGTGTGACGGGTCGTAACCAATCCATACCGGATGATAACCAAACGGGCGTGTGGCGAACGGCTGCCAGTCATCCGCCCAGGCTTCCATACTGTCGACCATGCAGCGTTGCAGCTCCTCGAACGGAAACACAGAGGCTTTATCGTCGACAAATTCGCACATGAATAAATTGCGGAAATCATCGGCGCTGTTTTCGCGCTTCAGCGTGTCCAGATTAAACAGGTCACAGCCACCTTTGAGCGCGTCCTCAATGGTGACAATCTGCCGCCACTGACCGTCGGCGCAGGCCACGCCGTTTTTTAACGCCGCGTGGCTGATATCCAGCTCCACACACTCGCTTTTATCGGCGCGCCCTTTGTTAAACAGCTCCCCTGACCAGAACGGATACGCGCCATGCGCCAGCGTTGACGGCGTCGAGAAGTACGTCGAGCGCAGGTGCTGTTGTGAGGCCATGCCCGATGCCACCTTGCGCAGTTTCTGAAAGTTGGGGATCCAGAATATCTCATCGACCAGCAGGTCACCGTTATGGCTCTGCGCGGTGTTGGAATTGGTGCCGAGAAAAATCAGTTTTGCCCCGTTGTTGCCGATGACAATCGGGTCGCCGGTCAGGTCGACATCGACCAGGCGTGCAAACTGGATGATGTACTCGCGGAACACATACGCCTGCGTTTTACTGGCCGAGAGGAAAATCTGGTTATGGCCGGTTTTCAGGGCGCGTAAGAGCGACTCGCGTGAGAAATAAAACGTTGCGCCAATCTGGCGGGATTTGAGGATATTGCGGATACGGTGTTGCAGGCCAGCCTGATGCCAGCCGAGTTGATATTCGAAGGATTCCGCGAAAAAAATCTCCTCCAGTTTTTCGATAGCTTCATCGCTGAAAAAGTTCTTTTTCGGCTTCTTACGCTCGCCCTTATTGCGGTTCGCCACGTTAGGATTTAAATCGGCCTCGCTGCCGGTCTGGTTATAGCGGTTCACCCGCGCCAGTCGCTCAATCTGTCGGCCTAACAGGTCAATCTCTTTGAAATCGCCACCGTCTTTTTTTGTCTTGGTAATGAGCTGAATTAATCGCGCTTCGAGGCTGTTTTCGACGCGCGTAATCGGGGCGATATTGTCCCAACCGTCGCGCTGCTTCCAGCTCTGCACCGTCGGGCGTTTCTGGCCGAGCGTTTCGGCAATCTGCGGCACGGAAAATCCCTGCCAGTAAAGCAGTGACGCCTGTCGACGTGGGTCAAGAGTCAGGGAGGTGTCTGTGATGATGGTCATGATGGCCTCGCGTTATTCGATGATGCAAGGCTACTGAAGCGTTGAGGGATGCGCGCTAAGGTGCTGTTGTGTCAGGGGTAAGCCATCCGGGATGAATGGCAGGCCGGGTGCGGAGTCTGGAAACTAAGCCTGACCCATTCACCCCACATCAGGATGCCTGAACATGGCAAAGAAAGTTTCTAAATGGTTTCGCATTGGCGTTGAAGGTGACACCTGCGACGGTCGTGTCATCAGCGGTGCCGATATTCAGGAAATGGCCGAATCATTTGACCCGCGTGTTTATGGCGCACGCATCAATCTCGAGCACATCACCAGTGTGTTACCCGACAGCCCATTCTGCCGTTATGGCGATGTCACTGAGCTGAAAGCCGAAACCATTGACGATGATTCGGCACTGAACGGCAAGCTGGCGCTGTTTGCCCGCATCACCCCGCTGGAAAATCTGGTTGAAATGATTGGCAAAGGCCAGAAGGTTTACACCTCCATGGAAATTCGCCCGAATTTCTCCAACTCCGGCAAATGCTATCTGATTGGCCTCGCGGTCACTGACGACCCCGCAAGCCTCGGCACCGAATATCTGGAATTTTGCTCCCGCGCGAAGACCAATCCGCTCTCTGGCCGCAAACAACGCCCGGAGGATGTGTTCTCTGTCGCCACGCTGGCCGAGCTGGAATTTGAAGACCAGCCCGACACCCTGTTTAACAAACTGACCGACACCGTTAAAGGCATTTTCAGCCGCAAACAGGCGGATGACGATGCGCGTTTTAACGATGTGCATGAAGCGGTGACGGTGGTCACTGAGCAGGTGCAGGCCAACCATGAAAGCGCGGAACAACGCCTTTCTGCGATGGAGCAATCCATCCTCACCCTCAAAGGTGAACTCACCGGCCAGCTTGAAGAAAGCCAGCAGAAATTGTCTGCGCTGGAAACGTCGCTGGATAACACCGAGAGCTTTGCGCAGCGCCGCCGTGAACCGTCGAGCGGCGGCAATGGCGACTCGTTGCTGACCAACTGCTAAGCCCGGACACACTGCCGGAACAAAACCAACACTCATTCAGGAATAACGATGAAGCCACAGACCCGATTTAAATTTAATGCCTATCTCACCCAGGTGGCGAAACTCAACAATGTCGACGCCGGTGACATGACCAAAAAATTCAGCGTTGACCCGTCCGTCACCCAGACGCTGATGAACACCATGCAGGAGTCATCCGACTTTCTGACCCGCATCAACATGGTGCCGGTCGCGGAAATGAAAGGTGAAAAAATCGGTGTCGGTGTGTCCGGCTCGATTGCCAGCACTGCCGATACCGCCAGCGGTGATGAGCGACAGACCGAAGATTTCACCGCGCTGGAGTCCAACAAATACGAATGCGATCAGATTAACTTCGATTTCCATATTCGTTTTCGCACCCTCGATTTATGGGCGCGTTTCCAGGACTTCCAGCTCCGTATCCGTAACGCCATCATCAAGCGTCAGTCCCTCGATTTAATGATGGCCGGTTTTAACGGCATTAAGCGTGCTGCGACCTCTGACCGCAGCAAAAACCCACTGTTGCAGGACGTGGCAGTCGGCTGGTTGCAGAAGTACCGCAGCGAAGCTCCCGCGCGCGTGATGAACAAACATACCGCTGAAGATGGCACTGTTTCCGATGTCATTCGCGTGGGTAAAAACGGTGATTTCGCCAACCTTGATGCACTGGTGATGGATGCAACCAATAATCTGATTGCACCGTGGTACCAGGAAGATCCGGATTTGGTCGTCATCTGTGGCCGTCAGCTGCTGGCCGACAAATATTTCCCGATTGTGAACCAGGAGCAGGCGAACACCGAAGCGATGGCCGCCGACGTGATTGTCAGCCAGAAACGCATCGGCAACCTGCCTGCGGTGCGCGTGCCGTACTTCCCGGCTAATGGCCTGATGGTCACCACGCTGGAAAACCTGTCCATTTACTACATGGATGACTCCCACCGCCGCATCATTGATGAGAACGGCAAGCTCGACCGCGTCGAAAACTACGAATCCATGAACATTGATTACGTGATTGAAGACTACGCCGCCGGTTGCCTGGTGGAAAACATCCAGCTCGGTGAGTTCCCGGAGCCGCAGAAAGAAGTGAAGACCGACGCACCGGCGCAGGAGGCGTAAGCCATGACGAGTCCCGCCGCACGTCACATGATGCGGGTCTCGGCCATTGTGACCGCGCAGCGGGACGATAACCCGCTGCGCCATGCATCGGCTTACGAGCAGATGCTGGTCAAACTGGCCGCCGACCGGCGCACGTTAAAAACCATTCATTCCATTGAGCGCAAGGCCGACAAAAAGCGTGTGCTGTTGCCGTCCTATGCACCGTGGGTGGCCGGTGTACTGGCTGAGGGCAAAGGCGCGCAGGATGACATCGTGATGACCGTCATGCTGTGGAAGCTCGATGCCGGTGACATTGCCGGGGCGCTGGAGATTGCGCGTTATGCGATGCAGTACGGTCTCACCATGCCATCACAGCACAAACGCACCACGCCGTATGTACTCGCCGAAGATGTGGCACTGGCGGCCATGCGCGCCCACGCCGCCGGTGAGCCGGTCGATATTGCGCTGCTGCTGGCAACCCAGACCCTGACGGCTACCGCCGATATGCCCGACAAGGTGCGCGGACGCCTGCACAAAATCACCGGGCTGGTACTGCGCGATAGCGGCCGGCTGGCGGAGGCACTGGAACAGCTTAAGCGTGCGATGCAGCTCGATGCGCAGGCGGGGGTGAAAAAGGACATTGAGCGGCTGGAAAGTGCGCTGAAACCGAAACTCGCAGCGGCTAACAAAACCAAACCCAAAACAAAACCGCGACCGCGTAAACCTGCGACCACACCAGGCAAGCGCGGTCGCCCCCGCAAAGTGGTTAACACCACCGGTTAAGAATGCGCCCCGCGCCGGACGGCACGCCGGTTGAGACAGCTTCGTCCTTCATCGATACCGGCGTCCACCGTCCCCCCATTTTGAGGTTGTCATGACGACAGTGATTATCAGTAAGCCCGACACACCGCAGGCCGGTGTGGTTATTCCCCCGCAGCCGGTGCGCGAACCGGTTATCGGCAACACCTTCTTTTTCCCCGATGTCGACCCGGCGCGCATCCGTGAGCTGATGCGCCTCGAGCACACCGTCACACCGGAACGGCTGCGCGTGGCCATTAAGGACGGTATCGCCGAAACCAATGCGGAGTTATACGACTGGCGACGTGAACAAATTGCCCTCGGTTTTGAGTGCCTGACGGATGTACCTGCCGAGAAAATCGACGGTGAGAGCGTGCGCTGTTTTTATTACCTGCGTGCGGTAGTAGCGATGACCACCGCGACCCTTTACGAGCGTTATCGCGGTGTGGATGCGAGTGCCAAAGGGGATAAAAAGGCCGACGACATTGAGAGCGTCATTGATGAGCTGTGGCGGGATATGCGCTGGGCGGTGTCGCGCCTCCAGGGCAAACCCCGTTGCATCATCGGGCAAATCTGATGCGGGTCACAGCCTTACAAGGCGACACGCTCGATGCACTGTGTGCGCGCCATTACGGGCGCACGGAGGGCGTGGTCGAGTCGGTGCTGCTGGCAAATCCCGGACTGGCAGACCTCGGTGAAGAAGTGCCTCACGGCACCGCCGTTGAGCTGCCGGATGTTGAACCTTCACCGGTCACGGAGACGCTGAATTTATGGGACTGACAATGGAGAAAGTGTTGACCTTTCTGGTCTACTGGCTGGCGGTCGGGCTGGCCTATTTCGGGGCGATGACCCCGCAGCAGGCGGCACTCTATATCGGCAGCGGTGCTGCCATTTTTACCGCGCTGGTGAACTGGTGGTATCGCCGCAAAACGTATCTGTGGCTGAAAGCGGCAGGACTGGATAAGGAGGTGGCGCGTGGCCTCAGTCGTTAAACGTTGCAGCGTGGCCGTGGTGCTGGCGCTCGCCGTTCTGGTGCCGGATTTCCGTTTACTGAAAACCTCCCCCGACGGGCTGGCACTGATTGCCGACCTCGAAGGATGCCGCCTGAAACCCTACCAGTGCAGCGCCGGTGTCTGGACATCGGGTATCGGTCACACCGCCGGTGCCACCCCGAAAGGTGACATCACCGAGAAAAAGGCCGCGCAGAACCTGGTCAGCGATGTGCTGGCTGTCGAGCGCCGGCTTGCGGTCTGCGCGCCGGTTATCATGCCGCAGCCGGTGTATGACGCGGTGGTGAGTTTTGCGTTTAACGTCGGCACCGGTGCGGCCTGTAAATCGACGCTGGTCTCGTTTATCCAGCGCCAGCAGTGGGTGCAGGCGTGTAACCAGCTTCCGCGCTGGGTGTTCGTCAACGGCCAGAAAAACAAAGGTCTCGAAAATCGCCGCGCGCGTGAGCTGAACTACTGCCTTAAGGGGGCGCAATGAAAACGCTGATTATTTTACTGGTGCTGACCGCCGCCGTTCTGGTGTGGATGAAACACGAAAACAGCACGCTTACCCGCTCATTTGAAAAGGCCAACCGTGTTGCCGGAGAGCAGAAAACCCAGATAACCATGCTGCGCAACCAGCTTAATGTTGCCGAAACTCTCCGGCAGCGCAACGAGCAGGCGCAGGTCGATTTACGCAATAAACTCACCACCGCGAATACCCTCGCGGCAAAGCGTGGCGAAACCGTGACGAGACTACTCAATGAAAATAAAGCACTGCGTGACTGGTATGAGTCTGAGCTGCCTGATGACATTATCCGGCTGCACACCCGCCCCGCCTTTGCCACCACCGCCGGTTATTTACAGTGGTTGTCCGAAAGTAGCACGGTGCCCAATACCGGCAAGCCGCCCGCGCACTAACGGCGATTTAAGTGCCGATATTCGTCAGCTTGAGGGCGCGCTCGCAAGCTGCGCGCTCCAGGTTGAAACCATCAGACACTGTCAGGATGAACTCGATGCTCAAGCCAGCCAGTTTACGCAAAGCCCTTTGTGACGCGGCACCGGTACTGCGTAATAACCCGGATATGCTGCGCATTTTTATCGACAGCGGGAAAATTGCAGCAACACTTGCGAGCTCACTGTCGTTTGAAAATCAGTACACGCTCAACATCGTGGTCACCGATTATCACGGCGACCTCGATTATCTCATCGTGCCGGTCAACGCCTGGCTGCGGGAAAACCAGCCCGACATCATGACGACCGATGAGGGGCGTAAAAAGGGCTTCACCTATATCGCCGATATTAACGACGACGAAAGCGTCGATGTGAGTATCAGTCTGTTACTTACCGAGCGCACGCTGGTCAGGCAGGAAGGTGAAGCCCTGCATGTGAAACACGCCGCCGAGCCACCGCTGCCGGAGAATGTCACGCGCCCGGTGGCGCTTTATGTGCATGGCGAGCTGGTGAGTCAGTGGTATGAATGAGTTCAGAGCCTTTGAGGACAAACTTGCCGGGCTGATTGCCAGCCTGTCACCGGCTGCGCGGCGCAGAATGACGGCTGAGATTGCGAAGCAGCTCCGAGCTTCACAACAACAACGAATCAAGCGCCAGCAGGCACCGGACGGCACCCCGTATGCCGCCCGCAAACGACAGCCGGTAAAAGGCAAAAAAGGTCGGGTTAAGCGAGAGATGTTCACGAAGTTACGCACCAACCGGTATATGAAAGCGAAAGGCACAAACGACGCTGCGGTCGTGGAGTTTGCCGGCAAGGTGCAGCGCGTAGCGCGGGTGCATCAGGAGGGGCTTAAAGATAAGCCAAACCGTTACTGTGAGGGTGTGCAGTATGAGGCGCGTATACTGCTTGGTATGAATAAGAGTAATAAAACGTTAGTTGAGGAGATGTTTCTGGTGGCTTTTAGAAAAAATAATAAATAAGAATGAGGTGAAACTCTCAGGACTCAACATAGTATTAATAACATTCGCAGTAAAAAACCAATGGACTTTGTTGAATTCGAAAGGGTTAAACAATTAAATCACTGTCTCGATATTTCAAATGGCACTCAAAATGAAAGTTTATCTTGTTGTATTTCCTTGCAAACTAATGAGAAAAACATTTATGAAAAGGTGAATTATGGATATTGATAAAGTTAACACATTTAAAACCATTGTATTTATAGGTTTTTTATTTATATGTCCGTTTTCATTCGCTATGACAAGTGACGAATTGGCTAAGTTTTTAAGTAACGTATGTCAGAAACCCGGGGAGTCGGGAAAATATCTTGAAGCTCATGCTGACACGGATCTAAATGGCTCGTTGAGTGTTAAGTTATTAGGCAGTGTTGGTGCAAATGTATCAGCAGATATGACAAAGAAAGAATGGGAAGGTGTTCAGCAAGTTCTCAGGGAAGAGCAAGCTAGTGACAACAAAGATTACAGACAATGTGTGCAGAAACTGTTTCCTACAATGATTGTTTTTTTGGACCGTCCATCAACTCCATCAACCCCATCAACCCCATCAACCCCATCAACTCAGCCTAGTGATAAAGTAGCCCCTACTACACCGTTGGATTCCAATAATACTACCCCCGTGGATACTCAAAGTAATATTTTTGATGTTCCGGTCGGCTCACTAAAGAAAGACTTACAGGTTAATGGTGTTTGGGAAATATACAAAGGCAAGACCTTTTTTAAGTATACACAGGATTTATTTGGTCAGCCATTTGATGCGTATGTGACCTTTGATAAAAACAAAGCGACAGATATAAAGCTTAGATTATCTAGGTTGTATACTTCTCAATTTAATCAAGGAAAAGATCGGCCAGGCAGGGAGAGAACCGAAGGAAGCGAAAAAGCTCCAGAAGAGTTTTGCTTTGGAGATAAATATACTAAATTTATAAGTAATATTATTAGTGGGTTTGGTGGGGCCAAAGGAGAACCTATTGATAATACAGATAATTTGAGTTCAGAACTTCAGAGTTTAGCTGGGTATTGTACGCAGTATCCTAATAGCGCAGATTGCAGTAACAGTAGACTTGTTAGAACAATTAAACAAAACTTCCAATCCGATACGGGTATAAAAATACTGACCTTTACGGCTACAAAAGACACATTGGACCAATACGCTTCTGCATGGGAGATGTCTACTAGCAAGAAATACCATAATTGCACATGGCTGATTACCATGAAGTAGCATAATAAAATCTGTTTAATTATTTAAATGTAATAATTAGCAGGGGGTTAATGCAGCTTTTTGAATGCATCACAAAATTAGATTGATATTTACAATATATGCTTCAGTTACTTGTAAGTATAGTTGTGCCATCCATCTTCGAGCAGTCTTTAATGGAGAAACTTATGGGTTATTAGCATTCTATACCCATGAATACTCTCTTATCTCTCCAGGATCTCGCGCGCCTGCTGCGCAACCTTATCCGCACCGGCATCGTGACCGACGTCGACACCGTGCAGGCGTTATGTCGCGTGGAAACCGGCGGCCTTAAAACCGACTGGCTGCACTGGCTGACACCCCGCGCCGGTCGTTCCCGCACATGGTGGGCACCGTCTGTCGGCGAGCAGGTCTTAGTGCTGGCAATTGGTGGCGAGCTGGAAACCGCCTTTGTGCTGCCTGGCATCTATTCCGATGACAACCCCGCGCCGTCTGCGTCTGCCGATGCGTTTCACATTTCCTTTCCTGATAGCGCGGTGATTGAGTACGAACCGGAAACCAGCGCGCTGACGGTGTCGGGCATTAAAACCGCCTCGGTGACGGCATCGGAATCCGTGGTCGTCACTGTGCCGCTTGTGACCGTCAAAGCCAGCCAGAAAATCACCCTCGATACCCCGGAAGTAGTCTGCACGAACAAGCTAACCACCGGCACGCTGGAGGTGCAGAAAGGCGGCAGGATGAGCGGAAATATCGAGCACAGCGGCGGCTCCTTTACCTCTAACGGCGTGCAGGTCGACGACCACGGTCACGGCGGGATAGAACGCGGTAACAACTGGACGGAGGGCACCCAATGACGGCACGTTTCCTCGGCATGGATCGTGCCACCGGTTTGAGTGTGTCCGATTCCGGACATATCAGTCAAAGCGTGCGCGACATTCTTATCACCCCTATCGGCTCGCGTGTCATGCGCCGCGATTATGGCTCGCTGCTCTCGGCACTGATTGACCAGCCCGATAACCCGGCACTGCGTCTGCAAATTATGTCGGCCTGCTACATGGCGATACTGAAATGGGAGCCCCGTATCCGCCTGTCGTCCATCACCTTTGAAAGCACAACCGCAGGCGAGTTATTCGTCGACATCACCGGCGTGCGCACCATTACCGGCGGCGCGTCATTTTCCTTAACCATTCCCCTGAGCTGAGATTATGGCAACCATTGACCTGAGCCAGTTACCCGCCCCGGATGTGGTCGAGGTGCTGGACTATGAAACCCTGCTGGCCGAGCGCAAAGCGACGCTGATTTCCCTTTATCCCGAAGATGAGCAGGACGCCGTCGCGCGTACGCTGGCACTGGAATCCGAGCCCATAGTCAAACTGCTGGAGGAAAACGCCTATCGTGAGCTGATTTTGCGCCAGCGGGTTAACGAGTCAGCGCTGGCGGTGATGCTGGCCTTTTCCCGGGGCAATGACCTCGATGTGCTTGGCGCAAATAACAACGTCGCCCGCCTGGTGATTATCCCTGCTGATGAGACCGCCATTCCGCCGTTGTTGGCGGTGATGGAGTCCGACAGTGATTTCCGTCTGCGTATTCAGCAGTCATTTGAAGGGCTGAGTGTGGCGGGGCCGGTCGGCGCATACCAGTTTCATGGCCGCAGTGCTGACGGACGGGTCGCGGATGTGTCGGTGATCAGCCCGTCACCGGCGTGCGTCACCATTTCGGTGCTTTCGCGTGAAGGGAACGGCACCGCCAGTGATGAGCTGGTGAACATCGTCAGCCTTGCCCTGAATGATGAGGACGTACGCCCGGTGGCTGACCGGGTGACCGTACAGTCAGCAGTCATCGTCGACTATGAAATTGACGCCACACTCTATCTGTATCCCGGCCCCGAGCTGGAGCCGGTCAGGCAGGCGGCTGAAGCCAAACTGAAAGCCTACATCAGCGCGCAGCACCGCCTCGGGCGGGATATCCGCAAGTCAGCCATTTATGCCGCCCTGCATGTGGAAGGGGTGCAGCGTGTCGAGCTGGCGAAACCGCTGGCCGATATTGTGCTCGATGATACGCAGGCCTCGTACTGTGCCGATTACCAAATCACTATCGGGGGTGCCGATGAATAACGTCCGGCTGCTGCCGGTGGGCTCATCCCCGCTTGAGCTGGCCGCCGCCAAAGCCTGTGCCGAACTGACCCGCGTGCCGGTGCCACTGCGCCAGCTCTGGAACCCTGCAACCTGTCCCGCACCGTTGTTGCCATATCTGGCGTGGGCGTTCTCGGTTGACCGCTGGGATGAGAAATGGCCGGAAGATGCAAAGCGCGCCGTGATCCAGACCGCCAAATACATCCACAAACACAAAGGCACTATCGGTGCTATCCGGCGTGTGGTGGAGCCGCTCGGCTATCTGATTAACGTCACTGAATGGTGGCAGACCAGTGATGAACCCGGCACCTTTCGTCTGGATATCGGTGTGCTGGAAAGCGGCATTACCGAGGAAATGTATCTCGAAATGGAGCGCCTGATTGCTGATGCGAAAGCCGCGAGCCGTCACCTGACGGGCCTGAATATTACCCAGGACGTTAAAGGCCGTTTTTACACCGGCGGCGTCAGCTATGACGGCGACATTATTACCGTGTACCCCGGATAAAAGAGACAGCGATGACAACCAAATATAAAACGTTATTAACCACCGCCGGGGCGGCAAAACTTGCAGCCGCCACCGCAGGCGGCACACTGATTTCCCTGACGCACATAGCTGTCGGTGACGGGGGCGGTATGCTGCCGCAGCCGGATGTCAGTCAGACTACCCTCATCAATGAAAAATGGCGCGCGGCCCTGAATAAAATCAGCGTGGACAAAACACATAATAATTACGTGGTGGCCGAGCTGGTGATCCCCCCGGAGGTGGGCGGATTCTGGATGCGTGAAATGGGGCTGTTTGATGCTGACGGCACACTGATTGCCATTGCCAATATGGCCGAGAGCTACAAGCCGGAGCTGGCGGAAGGCTCAGGGCGTGCGCAAACGGTGCGCATGGTGATCATGGTCAGCGCCATTGAGTCGGTTGACCTGACTATCGACACCACCACGGTGATGGCGACCCAGGATTATGTCGATGACAAGCTCACGGAGCATGAACGCTCGCGCCGTCATCCTGACGCCACGCTTGAAGCGAAAGGTTTTACCCAACTGAGTAACGCGACAGACAGCGACAGTGAGGCGCTGGCCGCCACGCCGAAAGCGGTCAAAGCGGCTAATGACCTGGCTGATACCGCTAACCAGAATGCGGATAAACGCCTGGCAAAAAACAGCAACTTTTCAGACGTTCAGGACAAGGCGAAAGCGCGGGACAATCTCGGGCTGAAAGGTGCTGCCGTACTGGACACCGGCACCACGGCGGGAACGGTGGCGGCGGGTGATGACTCGCGTATCGTCAATGCGCTGCAAAAAGGCAATAACCTCGCTGATGTGCCTGACAAAGCCGTCGCCAGAAACAACCTCGGACTGAAAGGTGCCGCGCTGCTTGATGTCGGCACCACTGCCGGAACGGTTGCCGCCGGTGATGACCCGCGCATGGTGAACGCCTTCCCGGTGGCACCGGCAGCACTCAGCGTGAACCTGAATACGCTCGGGCATCAGACACACCGGGGCGTTTATTTTCAGGAGCTGGATGCGAACGCAAAATCAGAGCTGAATTATCCGATTATGCAGTCAGGCACATTGCTGGTCACGCCGTCGGCGTATGGCTGCCAGCAGGAGTACACCAGTTTTTCCACTCACCGCAAATTTGCGCGGGGACTCACGAGTACATGGAACGGTAAGGACGGGCCGTGGGGGCCGTGGTCTGAGTATTACGGCGAAAACCACAAACCCACCGCAGCGGATGCCGGTGCCGTTCCCTTGCTCGCGGAGGGCATTGTGAATGCCGTGCGACGGTTTCAGAACGTCACCAGCCTTTTCACCGCTCAGTCTGGATCTCCGCTTGAGTTAGGTCATCTTGGGGGCGCACCCGGTAATTTCTATATTGATATTCACACTGACGGCACACAAGACGGCGTGGATTATTCCCACCGTCTGATCTTTAAGGCTGGCGGCGGGGTCACTGTTCAGACTCAGGCCGGAGGGATAGTAACGCTCGGCGATAACGGGGGAGATGTCGTTGCCGGTGGTTCTGTTACGGCGGGCGGTATGACGTCCACAGGCAGTGTGCGCGCCAGTGGTGAGGTTACCGCCGTGGGGGATTTATACAGCGACAGAAATATTTCGTGCTCAGGACTGCTTCAGGCCGGGACGGCGGTGTATGAATCCGGTGGTCGTGTGCGGGTTTACTCATCGAACAACCCGCCGCCCCCGCAGGATTTAAGCGGCTATGTCACTTATGGAATAGCCGATAACCGCTATGTTATGGACGTCGCTCGCGGAGGGCAGGCTCTCCAGAACCCCGGGCATACGACTGACACGATATGGGAAGCCCCGGAAGGTTGCTATATGACCGGGTTAAATATCCGTGGTGACATGGGCGACTGCCGCAGTATGGGCAAATATTATCGCGCCACTGTGGTGAGAACCTATAGCGGCGGCTGGCGGCAGATAGGGAGTATTGCGTAATGATCCAGTTTAAAAATATCAAAATCTCAAAACGAGTTATTGAGAAAGGCGTGACCCAACCCTTTATTTATTTTGAAGATGCTCGGGGGCGTGACTGGTACACACTGCGCGATAAAACATGGAGGGGTGAGACCGCCTTTATTGCCGTATCACCAGACGGCTTTATCACCACCGGCGCGCGTGATCCCAATTTCATGACCCTGAGTGAAGGGGTCAGTATTTATGAGATTGTGGCGGCGGATTATCACGATGATATTGGCGTGAAACCGTATCGCTATGAGAAGGGGAAAATCATTGCCTGTGTGCCGTCGGAAAGTGAACAGGCTGACATCCGTAAAACGGTATTACTGGAGCAGGCCACGACGGCCATTGCACCTTTACAGGATGCGGTCGAGCTGGACATGGCGACAGAAGAAGAAACCGCACAACTGCTGGCGTGGAAAAAATACCGCGTGCTGCTTAACCGGACAGATACCGCAACGGCACCGGATATCGTCTGGCCGGAGATGCCGGCCACTGTCTGACAGACAAAGAAAAGCCCACGTGATGTGGGCTAGTCATACGGGCATTCCTGATACTCATCTTCTTCTTCGTCATCCACAAACCAGACGCACCAGACGTAACCGAATAACAACCAGCCGACCAGTGCCGCCACGCCCCACAAAACATATTCCATCGTATCGCCTCCGTGAATGGTTGAGACGATAGCGGCAATATCCCCTGATAGATAATGGATATAAACGATCAATTATCCCTGATTGATCGCTCTCACCGATCAATCCATTCCTCGCAGAACCCTTGATTTCATTATTTTTATCGGGTTGTTGTGCCTCGCTTCACCCATCCCCCATTGCTGGCTCCCTCCTCACACAACCGCCGAAAATAGACATTCCAGAAAACTACGGAGTGTCCCGGATGAGTGACTATCACCACGGCGTGCAGGTTGTTGAAATCAACGACGGCACGCGTGTTATTTCCACGGTCTCGACGGCGGTCATCGGCATGGTGTGCACTGCCAGCGATGCCGACGCGAAAACCTTTCCCCTCAATGAGCCGGTGCTCATCACCAATGTGCAGACCGCCATCGGCAAGGCCGGAACCAAAGGCACGCTGGCTGCCTCGCTACAGGCGATTGCTGACCAGTGTAAACCAGTCACGATTGTGGTGCGCGTGGAAGAAGGCACCGGTGACGATGCCGAAGAGCAGACCGTGTCGAACCTCATTGGCGGCACCGATGAAAACGGCAAATACACCGGCATTAAAGCGCTGCTGACCGCCGAAGCAGTGACTGGTGTGAAACCTCGCATTCTCGGTGTGCCGGGGCTGGACTCACAACCGGTGGCGGTCGCCCTCGCCTCGGTCTGTGTCAGCCTGCGCGCCTTTGGCTATGTCAGTGCGTGGAACTGCAACACGATTTCTGATGCCATCAAATACCGCGACAATTTCAGCCAGCGTGAATTAATGGTTATCTGGCCGGACTTTATCGCCTGGGAGACGGAGAAAAATGCCAGCGCCCCGGCTTATGCCACCGCGCGCGCACTCGGCCTGCGTGCCTTTATCGACCAGACCATCGGCTGGCATAAAACCCTGTCTAACGTCGGCGTGCAGGGTGTCACCGGCATCAGCGCCTCGGTGTTCTGGGATTTACAGGCACCCGGCACCGATGCTGACCTGCTCAATGAGGCGGGTGTCACCACGCTTATCCGCAAGGACGGTTTTCGTTTCTGGGGCAACCGCACCTGCTCTGACGACCCGTTATTCCTGTTTGAGAATTACACCCGCACCGCACAGGTAATTGCCGATACCATGGCGGAGGGGCATATGTGGGCGGTGGATAAACCGATTACGCCGGTGCTCATCCGCGACATTGTCGACGGTATCAAGGCCAAATTCCGCGAGCTGAAAACCGCCGGTTATATCGTGGATGCGGATTGCTGGTTTGATGAAACGGCCAACGATAAGGAATCGCTGAAAGCCGGGAAGCTGTACCTCGATTACGACTACACGCCGGTGCCGCCACTGGAAAACCTCACCCTGCGTCAGCGCATCACCGATAAATACCTGGTGAACCTGATTGCCTCGGTTAACGGATAAGGAGCACTCAAATGGCAATGCCCCGCAAACTTAAATCACTGAACCTGTTTAACGACGGCCTCAGTTATATGGGCGTGGTGTCCTCGGTGACGCTGCCGAAACTCACCCGCAAGCTGGAAAATTATCGCGGCGGCGGCATGAACGGTGCCGCGCAGGTGGATTTTGGTCTCGATGATGATGCGCTCACGATTGAATGGACGCTCGGCGGCTTCCCGGATGAAGAACTCTGGGCGCAGTACGCGCTGCCGGGTGCCTCCAGCGTACCGCTGCGCTTTGCAGGCTCCTATCAGCGTGACGATACCGAAGAAGAAACCGCCGTCGAGGTAGTGGTGCGTGGTCGTCATAAAGAATTTGACGGCGGCGACAGCAAACAGGGTGAAGACACCGAGACCAAAATCACCACGGTGTGCACCTATTACAAGCTGACGATGAACGGCAAAGAGCTGATTGAAATCGACACCCTCAACATGATTGAGAAGGTCAACGGCATCGACCGTCTTGAACAGCGCCGCCGCAATATCGGCCTGTCCTGATTACTGCCCGGTCAGGTGTGCTGGCCGGTTAATCCTTGTGAAATCCACGGAGTAAAACCTCATGAGCAACGCAAAAAAATACAAAAACACCTCTGATAACCCGAACATTGTGACCCTGGTGAAACCGGTTCAACGCGGGGAGATCGTGATTGAAACCATCACCCTGATTAAGCCGACGGCAGGCACCCTGCGTGGGGTGAGTCTCGCCGATGTGGCAAGTTCAGATGTGAACGCACTGATTAAAGTGCTGCCGCGCATGACCTATCCGACGCTGACCGAGTCAGATGTCGCCGCACTGGAACTGCCGGACATGATGAGTATTGCTGCGAAGGTGATTGGTTTTTTGGCACCGGATCCGGCGGTTTAACCTTTCCGTCGGGGCTGATGGTTGACGACCTGATGGCGGATATCGCGGTGATATTTCACTGGCCGCCCTCTGAACTGTATCTCATGAGCCTGACCGAACTCATCCTGTGGCGCGAAAAGGCGCTCCAGCGAAGCGGGAACTCTTATGAGTAATAACGTCAGAATCGAAGTGCTGTTGAAAGCCGTTGACCAGGCGACGCGCCCGTTTAAACACATCCAGACCGCGAGCAAAACGCTGTCGGGAGATATTCGTAACACCCAGAAAACCCTCAAGGAATTAAACGGCCAGGCATCACGCATTGAGGGCTTTCGTAAAACCAGCGCGCAGCTGGCCGTCACCGGGCAGTCACTGCAGAAAGCAAAGGCCGAAGCCGAAGCGCTTGCCACGCAGTTTAAAAACACCGAACGCCCGACGCGCGAACAGGCGAAAGCGCTGACGGCGGCAAAGGCAGCGGCAGACGGATTGCAGAGCAAAGTTAACAGCCTCACCGAATCGGTGAAGCGCCAGCAGCGTGAACTCGGGCAGGCCGGGATTAATACCCGCAACCTCACCCGCGATGAAAAGAGCCTGAAAGGCCGTATCAGTGAAACCACGAATCAGCTTAACCGGCAGAAGCTGGCACTGGAGCAGGTCAGCGTAAAACAGGCAAAACTCAACGCGGTAAAAAACCGTTATCAGGCCGGTAAGGAGCTGGCCGGAACAGCGGGCGCGGTCGGTGCCGCCGGTGTTGGCATGGCAACCGCCGGTGTGGCGGCTGGCGTGGGCATACTGAAACCGGGCTATGACTTTGCGCAGAAAAATTCTGAGTTGCAGGCGGTGCTCGGGGTGGAAAAAACCTCACCCGAAATGGACGCCCTGCGTAAACAGGCGCGCCAGCTCGGTGACAACACGGCGGCCTCAGCCGATGACGCCGCCGGTGCGCAGATTATTATCGCCAAAGCCGGTGGCGACAGTGCCGCCATTCAGGCCGCGACACCGGTCACGCTGAATATGGCGCTTGCTAACCAGCGCACGATGGAAGAAAACGCCGCGTTGCTGATGGGGATGCGCTCGGCTTTCCAGCTGTCAAACGACAAAGTCGCGCACATTGGTGATGTGCTGTCGACCACGATGAACAAAACCGCTGCCGATTTTAACGGGCTGAGTGATGCACTCACCTATGTCGCACCGGTGGCGAAAAACGCCGGGATCAGTATCGAAGAAACTTCCGCGATGGCGGGTGCGCTGCATGATGCGAAAATCACCGGCTCAATGGCGGGGACGGGAAGCCGCGCGGTGATCAGTCGGTTGCAGGCACCAGTCGGCCAGGCGAAGGCGGCGCTCGGCGAGTTGGGTGTCAGGAATGCAGACAGTAAGGGCAATATGCGCCCGCTGTTTACCATCCTCAAAGAAATGCAGGGCAGCTTTGAGAAAAACAAGCTCGGTGACACACAGCGCGCCGAGTACATGAAAGTCATTTTTGGTGAGGAAGCCAGCTCCGCCGCTGCTGTGCTGATGACCGATGCCATGACCGGCAAACTCGACAAACTCACCGCCACCTTTAAAGCCTCGGACGGCAAAACTGCCGAACTGGTCAAGGTGATGCAGGATAACCTCGGCGGCGACTTCAAAGAGTTTCAGTCGGCGTATGAGGCGGTCGGGACTGACCTGTTTGACCAGCAGGAATCCTCGCTCCGTAAGCTGACGCAAACTGCCACAACGTATGTGCTCAAACTTGACCACTGGATTGTGCAGAACAAAGGACTCGCGCAGACGCTGCTCAAGGTTGGCGGCGTGGCCCTGGCGGTGGTGGGTATGGTCGGCGCTATTGGTCTGGTGGCGTGGCCGGTGATTGCCGGGGTGAATGCCATGATTGCCGCTGCCGGTCTGCTCGGCACCGCGTTTACCGTGGCCGGTGGTGCGATTATGACGGTACTCGGCGCGCTTACCTGGCCGATTGTTGCGGTGGGCGCGCTTATCGTCGGCGGTGCATTGATGATCCGTAAATACTGGGAGCCGCTGGGCACATTTTTCTCCGGTGTGGTCGAGGGAATTAGCGCCGCCTTTGCGCCGGTCGGGGAGATGTTCGCCCCGTTTATCCCGCTATTTGACGTGGCGGTGCAGAAGCTCCGGGCGGTGTGGCAGTGGTTCACTGAGCTGATTGCACCGGTGAAAGCCAGCAAAGATACGCTCGATGCCTGGAAAGATTCCGGCGTTGCCGTCGGTCAGGCGCTGGCCGGAGCCTTCAAACTCGCGCTGGCACCAGTCACCGCACTGCGCAGCGGGATTGATTACGTGCTGGAAAAGCTCGGTCTTATTAATCAGGAGTCCGGCCAGCTTGATGCAAAAGCCGAAAAGGTGAATGCATACGCCAATGGTGGCGGCTATTCCCCGTCCGGTGGGTTACTGACCGGCAGTTATCAGCCGGTCACGGCGAGTGCCGGTAAAAGCTATACGGATCAGAGCCGCAACGAGTATCACATTGCCATCGGGGGTGGTGTACAGAACGGCGGTGAGCTTGACCGCCAGCTCCGTGACAGTCTGGAAAAATACGAGCGTGAGAAACGTGCCAGACAGCGCGCCAGCATGATGCACGACTAAGGAGAAATCACGATGATGCTTGCCCTCGGCATGTTTGTTTTTCAGTTACAGACGCTTCCCTTTCAGAGCCTGCAACGGGATGTGGATTACCGCTGGCCGTCGAACAGTCGCGTCGGCCAGCGACCGGCGATGCAGTTTCTCGGCGTTAATGAGGAAAAAATCGCCCTCACCGGAAGCCTGCTGCCGGAAATCACCGGCGGGAAGTTGTCACTGCTCGCACTCAACCTGATGGCCGATGAGGGGCGTGCCTGGCCCCTACTTGATGGCAGCGGCACGATTTACGGCATGTTTGTGATTAATTCGGTGAGCGAGACCTACAGCGAGTTTTTTGCCGATGGCTCGGCGCGAAAAATTGACTTTACGGTCAACCTCACGCGCGTGGATGAGTCCCTGACGGCGATGTTTGGCGATATTCAGAAACAGGCCGACAGCCTGGTCGGAAACGTGCAGAGCAAAGTCGGAGGGTTATTTTAATGCTGACCGGAATGACACTGGATGCAGGGGCAACGCTGGCCCCGGCGTTTATGCTGACACTCAATAATCAGGATATCACCCGCAATATCAGTGAGCGGTTGATTAGTCTCAGCCTCGCAGATAACCGCGGTTTTGAGGCTGACCAGCTCGATATCGAACTCGATGACACTGACGGCCTGATTGAATTGCCGGTGCGCGGCGCAGTGCTGTCGCTGTTCCTCGGCTGGCAGGGCTCGGCATTACTCGGTAAAGGACAATTCACGGTGGATGAAATTGAGCACCGGGGCGCACCGGACACGCTGACTATCCGGGCGCGCAGTGCGGATTTTCGCGGCACACTCAACTCACGTCGTGAAACGTCGTATCACGACACCACCCTCGGTGAAATCCTCAACACCATTGCCAGCCGTAACAAGCTGACGGCCAGTGTCGCGCCGCTGTTTGCCTCGATTGCTATCCCGCATATTGACCAGTCGCAAGAGTCCGACGCGAAATTTCTCACCCGGCTGGCGGAACGCAACGGGGCGGAGGTGTCGGTCAAGGCGGGGAAATTGCTGTTCCTGAAAGCGGGTGCCGCAGTGACGGCCAGCGGCAAACCCATTCCACAGATGACCCTCGAGCGCCGCGATGGTGACCGTCATCAGTTTGCGATTGCCGACCGGGGCGCGTACACCGGCGTCACGGTGAAATGGCTGCATACCAGAGAGCCGAAAGAACAAAAGCAGCAGGTCAAACTCAAGCGTAAGGCGAAGCCGCAGAATCTGCGCGCCCTCCAGCACCCGAAAGCGCAGCCGGTAAAAGCCAGGGCCGCTCCAAAGGAAAAGGAATCACGCGAGGGTGAGTACATGGTCGGTGAGGAAGATAATGTGTTTGCGCTGACCACCATTTACGCCAGCAAAGCGCAGGCGATGCGCGCGGCTCAGGCTAAATGGGACAAACTACAACGCGGGGTGGCGGAGTTTTCGATTAGTCTCGCCATGGGGCGCGCAGATCTCTACCCGGAAACACCGGTCACGGTCACAGGCTTTAAGCGCGTGATAGACGAGCAAGCGTGGACCATCACTAAGGTTATGCACTCTCTCAGTAATAGCGGCTTCACGACGTCGCTTGAGCTTGAGGTAAGATTAAATGATGTGAGTTATGAACTTGATTAAGTGTAATTTGCAAACAATAACTTGCAAATGCAACTCTTGAGTTTATCATTCCCCAATGATGAGCGAGAGGGGGAAATAAATCATGATGCATTGCCCGTTATGTCAGGACGCTGCCCACGCGCGATCCAGTAGATATTTGAGTATCGAAACAAAGGAGCGCTACCACCAGTGCCAGAATATCAACTGTGGATGCACTTTTGTCACCCATGAGTCTCTTGCGCGATACATCGTAAAGCCTGGCGAAGTTGAACCCGCACCGCCCCACCCTAACCGCTATAAACAACAACAGCTCTGGATGTAGAAAAAGGCCTGCGAAAGCAGGTTTTTTTATATCCGCTTTCCCTTCTCCCAATGAAGATACGCCTTTCCATTAGCATTTGAATGTATGAGTTTGCAAAATCAAACATTGAATACTGTTTAAATATACAGTATTTTTTAACCATTTGATTTAGCGAGATTCTCACATGACCGTACGCAAGCAAGCTGATGGCCAATGGCTTTGCGATGTCTATACAGACGGGCGAGGAAGTAAGCGCATTAGAAAGAAGTTTTCCACTAAAGGCGAAGCTCTTGCCTATGAAAGTTATCAACTCGAACAGACGAAACAAAAGCCCTGGCTGGCGGAGAAAGATGATCGTCGCCACCTGAGCGAACTCATCGAGTTATGGTACAAGCTACACGGTTGTTCTCTGAGTGATAAGAAAGGCCGCTTAGGAAAGCTGCATATTATCTGCAATGGCCTTGGTGATCCCGTAGCCTCACAAATCACCGCCAAAGATTGGGCACATTACCGGGATAGACGACTCACCGGCCAGATTGCTAACGGCTATAAAACCAGTGAAAAATCACTCAAGGTTTCCATCGGAACGGTGAACTGTGAACATGCCTTTCTACGAGCAGTGTTTAATGAATTAACCCGACTTGGTGAGGTTAACTACGCTAACCCACTCAAGAATATTCGTGAATTTGATGAGCCTGAAAAAGAGATGTCCTGGCTGACGGATGATGAAGTGCAGAAGTTAATGGGGGCATGCCGTGGGCATGGAAATCCTGAATTAACACTGATTGTTAAAATCTGCCTGTCCACTGGAGCACGGTGGAGCGAAGCAGCAAATCTTAAGAAATCCCAACTCTCGCCTAATAAGATTACTTTCGTAAACACGAAGGGCAAAAAGAACCGAACAGTTCCAATATCTGACGAATTATATAAGCAACTTATCGACCGTGACGGCAAGCCTTTCGAACAATGTTATCGCCAGTTTTACCGTGTTATAAAAATTGCGGGACTGATATTACCAGAAGGTCAAATGAGTCATGTACTTAGGCATACATTTGCCAGTCATTTTATGATGGGGGGCGGGAATATTATTGTCCTGCAAAGAATTTTGGGGCATTCTGATATTCGAGTTACGATGCGTTATGCCCATTTTGCACCTGATCATCTTGAGGATGCGCTTATATTAAACCCGCTCAGTAAGCTTGGCGGGGCGTCCACAAAGTGACTACAGAGCATCATATTGGGTGTAATGGAGTGCAACAGGATGTGCGGTAAGTAACTGAATTGATTATAAGTCGCTGTTTTTAAACAGCGGATAAAAAAAGACCGAATACGATTCCTATATTCGGTCCAGGGAAATGGCTCTTGGGAGAGAGCCGTGCGCTAAAAGTTGGCATTAATGCAGGCAGACATCACCTTGCCTTCTAAGAATAGATTACCGGCGCAGGTTTTCCAGTCCGGCGCAAAAGTGTTCGGAAAAAAACCGCGTTACAGGTGATGTTTTAGCAAAAAACCGCAATGCCCGGGCTACGGATATTGCGGTTTTTTATTATGAATTAACAGCTTAGCGTTTTTAACTACATAACTTCTCAGCACGTTCAATAAACGGAGCCAGGCTCTTTTTTTG